TGTAGTCCGATGTGAACGGCAAAAATTTTCCCGTTAGAAGATTTTTTACTTGAGTAAAGGCGATGCCACTGCCCTTAACGCTATCGTTTTGTTGTTTTTTAATATCTTTTTTGAAAACTTTCTTATTAGAGAAAATATAAGAATATATACGTATAGGAGTTTTATATAAAAAATGTTAAAAACCGATAAAACGTAAAAATTTTAGTTTTATCGTTTTTTCGGCGTTTTTAATAAAAACTTTTTAATTTGTTTAGAAGGGGTTTTGCGTTTTCGGATTGAATGGTAGGAAAAAGCGGGATTAGGGTGGCTCGGCAAACGCGCGCGGGGCCGTCTACTTCTCCGGAAAAGCACTCAACATAATATTGGTTATGTTGAATAACTCCTTGAATAAGCGATAAAAATTAAGTCGAAAAAGTACGACCCCCACCGGGTGGCACCCCCGAAATCTTCGCCCGATACCGCCCTCTACCTTGACCGAGTGGCGGGGTGAATTTTGAACCATTTTGAATTGAACGGGAAAAATTTTCCCGTTTGAATTAAACGCTAAGAAAACCCTTAAAAATATTTTTATTTCCTTGACAAATAAAAAATTAAATACGAAACTATCTGAAACAAAACCCGGCTTTGGAGAAAAATAAACGGATGAAAAACCTTGTTCCCTACAGCGAATCCCACAGGCGGATCGGGACTGATCACCCACGAGCCGTCTACACGGAGTCCGATGTGGAACACGTCCTCTACCTCCGGAGCCTCGGTTGGTCCTACAGCCGGATAGCGGCCAAGATGGAAATGCCTAGAGCAACCGTTTGGTCGATCTCCTGCGGCAGGACGAGAGCCTTCAATGTGCGTTACTGGAGGCAGCCGCGATGAGCGATCGGACGCCGAAGCTCCGTATCCGACGGGTCATCACAGGTGCCAAAGATGCGCAGGAGGCAGAAAAAGAGCTCCAGAGAATCGTGTCCGAGCGTCGAAAGAAGCCGGTCAAGGAGCAGCGGGAGTGGGGTGGCAGGCTCGAAATGAAAGAGCAGGTGATGCCGCTTCACACGAAACCCACTGGTCCGATTCCGGTATCTGCGGACGGCTCTTGGACATTGTCCCGAAAGGCTTGTTTGCTGGAGTTCATTGCCAATGGAGGCTTGATCTCCGACTGGTGCAAGAAGGCCAAAGTGGGTCCCGGTTCGGTAGCGAGACTTGCGAGAAAAGATCCGGACTTTGCTAAGGCGCTGGATGAGGCCAAGTCCTTACGCAACGACGTTTTGGCGGAAGAAGCGCTCGAGATTGCCACAACGCCGAAGGTGGTTGAGGAAGTCATTGAGACCACGGCAGCAGACGGCTCGGTGGTGCGCGCTGTCAAGCGTTACGACAATGTGTACGCCAGAAAGCTTGCCTTTAACGCCAGGCTAGAGCTGCTCAAGAAGTGGGCGCCGGAGAAGTACGGCGACACCTTGAAGGTTGCTATGAACGACAATCGGGCTCAGGCGATTCTGTCAGCTAGAAAGAGATTGCAAGGCACAACGAATGAAAAAGGTTGAGCGTATCAGTTTTTTCCAAAATGGCAAGGAATAAACCCTTTCTCAAAGAACCAAATACGGAGCCTTTCTTCAATGGGAAACTTCTTACTATCATTGGTTATTGTTATCGCAGTAATACAAGCGTTCACGCTTTTTATTGTGATAATCGCCTTTAGGTTTCTGGCCCCGTCTCTGAGCAGTATAGAAAGAGACATCTCTCGATCTAAGGTTGCCTTTACGTCCCTAATGGTAAAAATTGAAGAAAACACGAGATCCTCGGGATCGTCCTCTTTTCTAAAGGGCAACAGCCAAGAACCTTCTAGCACCCTAGAGGTGGGACATTCTTCCAATAGTGAAGGTACCATGTCTGGCCGATCGTCTCTTACCACGGATTGGAGAAGTTTTGTGGAGTAATGAGTTGTGAGAAACTTTGCTCCATGTATTTCAATTTGTTCAAAATAAAACGCCTCCCTCGCGGGCTTGAATTTAAGTTCAAGAGTCACATCCCCATGGTGAAATGGGGGTGTCTTATCGTAATGCACGTCCTGGAGTGTTGCGTCTAAAGAGGGCCGTTTTCTCTTTAACTTTTTCTTTCTTTTTCGCTCATGCCTAGAATGAAAAAGGCGAAGGCTGATGCACAGGCTAAACAAAGCGCATACACCTACAGCTATTTGTGCGATATCTACAAAGAGTTTCATATGGTTTTCGTTATCGAAAGGTAGATGTCAACAGCCAGTTTCAACCATGTCATTCCGGCTCCTGCGGTTTCAGTAAATCAGACCTTCTTGATTAAAGCCGGCCGCTTCTAAAGTTTGGCCGCAAAACTTACTGCAATTCCTGCAAGATCCTTGGACGGGTTGCAGGGGACGGCCTTATCTCCGGGCCATGAGGGATTTGTTGCTCTTAGCCATGCTTTGCCTAGGTCGTCCTTGTAGAACTCTCTGATTACTGCACAACCCGTGTTATCGGGAAATGCGATTACGACATCTCCGTTCTTAGCCTTGAATTCGCTATCAGGTTCAGTGATGTGCGTATCAAAATATACGATGTCTCCTATTTTAATTCTGGGGGAGAGGGCCTCCGAGTTCATTGGTATGGCGATTAACTCGTTGTTATTGTCATTTGAGAAGGGTGTCGGCGGCAAGAAATCCGATCCTACCGGGACGTCGCCTTCTATTGCAGAGAAGTAAGCAGCTTCCGTCGGCGAGTCTAGCAGGGGAACGCGAAGACCCTTCTTTATCTTTCCCAGTTTTCTGGAATAAGATTCTTGAAGATCAGTGCCGTTCGTTAGTTCAATCGTTGTTATGCCCAAAAAAGCGGCAATTTCAGCGAGTGTAGAACTTCTTGGATTGCTAGCCTCTCCGTTCAAAATTCTGGAAATAGTTGACTTAGGAAGTCCTGTGCCTTTAGAAACTGCGTATCCAGTAAGTCCTTGCTCCGATAGAAGTTGTTGTAATTTTTCTGAAAATTTCATAGTGGCTACCTTAGGAAGTTAAGTTGCGATAAGTTGCACTTAGTTTCGCAAATATTCTAATGGTTGCGATTTAAAACACAACTCTCTAGAATGGTTGCGTTATAGATTGAAGGTGTAAAAATGCAACTTGACCCTAAAAATTGTTTAGAGCGGATTTTGCGCAGAGGCTATACCTACAGAGAAATCTCGGATGACAGCGGAGTCCATAAGGCTTCTCTTATCAGGATTGCCGAGGGAAGATCCTCTGGAAAGAGAGTAGCGGGGAAGCTGAGAGAGAGCATGGTCAGATTTGAGAAAAGAAGTCAAGAAATAGAGAAACTCTGCCAAGGAAAGAAAACTGATGACTAAATCCTATATTCGAGAAAAAGGTCCGCTGGTTGTAGTCAACGGCTATAAGGTTGTTGCAATCCGTCCTAACTCTAAAGCCCCGATTGGCAAGGCATGGCAGGAGCATCCGCTTACAGAAAAGGAATGTGCAGAATATCCGGAAAAAGCAGCAGGTGTCGGTATTCTTTGCGGGGTCGGAGAAAATCCGATCTGCTGCTTGGATATTGATTGCTCGGATGCTTCAATTGTTGACGAAGTTCTTGATGAAATTGGGTTCGACGATACAGACTTAGTGCGAACCGGACGAGCTCCGAGAAAGGCCGTTATCTTGCGAGCCGCAGCCCCAGGCTGGAAGAGCAGGGCAAGCAGGTTCTTTGAAAAGGACGGGGTGCTGATACGTCTTGAGATTTTGGGCAAAGGCAAGCAGTTCGTGGCATACCACATCCATGAAAAGACTCAGATGCCGTACACCTGGGATAATGCGGACTGTAAGTATGAGCCCGCATATTACCCAGCGGAAGATTTGCCCATTATTTCTGCCGAGAGAGTTGAGAAGCTCTTGGAAGCTTTTGAAAGAATCGCGATAGCGCACGGCTATAAACCCGTAGGTCAAGCCTCCGGAGGCGGCAACAAAGACGATGATCCCTTCGGTACCGAGCCCTGCGGGTTGACGATTTCTCAGGCTAGAGAAATTGTCAACGGCGCCGGTATCGATAAACCCGATTACAACACATACATCCGAGTCGGCATGGCCCTTCACTTTGAGTTTCAGGGTGATGAGGAGGCTATGCTGATATGGAACGAATGGGCGTGCGATAAACCCGGCTATCGAGATTATGAGTCTCTAGCCTATAAGTGGAGCACGTTTAATCGCGGTGCCCATGATGATCCCGTCACCATGCGTTGGCTCATCAAAGAGTTCAACAAGTACCATGACAATTTTGAAAACGGGACCACGGAGTTCGATCTTTCAAAGCGCATGTACAAGCTTTTTGATGGGAAGTTAAAGCGGCTTGAAAACTACGACGAATGGTACCTCTTCAATGGCAAGCACTGGGACAGGATCGGAAACGATTATCTGACGGCTTTGGTTGCCCAGTCCATAGAACACATCATGTTTCGGGCAGCAAAAGATGCACCGGAAGAACTACAGAAAGCCGCTTGGTCGGAGTACGGGAAGTTCAAGGCAAAGGCCTCTTCCTTGGTCTCTCGTGTCGTTACGAATATGAAGCGGGAGTTTGCCCATCTGGTTAAGGCCAATGATTTCGATAAGGGAACTCAATACTTCGGAGTGGACAACGGGGACATTGATTTAATCACTAGAGACTTTCTGCCGCCCGATAAGCGAAGAAAAATCTCTTTATGCTCGGCTGTCTCGTACGATCCTGAGGCCAAGTGCCCCCGTTGGAGAAGAACGATCGAGGAGTGTTTGGGAAGTGAAAAACTTGCATTCTTTTTCCAAACTTTAATGGGCTATGCGTTGTCAGGAACGACGAAAGAAGAGCTCTTCATAATTCTCCACGGCGCCGGCTGCAACGGTAAATCGACCCTTATGCGAATCCTGGCCGGAGTGTTCGGAGAGTACTATCGAGCAATTAGTTCGGATACTTTCGCTTCGATTGTCAAAGGAGCCTCCACAGTAGGTGGCGCTCGGGCTGACTTGATCGCATTAAAAGGTGCGAGACTCGTTGTGGGTCAGGAGACCGACGAAGGAGCCCGTCTGAATGAGGCCGGCATCAAGAGCATGACAGGCGGAGATCCGGTTGTCGCTCGGCAAATGTATTCGTCGACGGTTGAGACCATCGATCCGACATGGACGATGATTCTTTCAACTAATCATCTCCCCGTGATTAAGGCCACGGATGACGGTATTTGGCGGCGCCTTGTTTTCCTCGAGTTTCCGAGGAACTTTGATAAAGACCCCAAGATCAAAAAGAATTTGAATCTCACCGACGAACTCAGAAAGGAGCTGCCGGGCATTCTCAATTGGCTTTTGGAAGGTCTGCATCAATATCAAAAGGAAGGTCTCGATGTTCCGGACGAGGTGCGCTTCCTCAAAGAAAAACTCAGGGAAGGTTCGGATGTTCTTGAACGTTGGCGGACAGAACGGCTTGAGGAGTGCGAGATTGAACCGGGCTCAGGTGTTAAAACCAAAGATGCTTGGACTGATTTTCTTCGTTGGGCTAGAGACGGGGAAGAGGAAATCGGGCAATACACTAAAGCCTTGTTTACCCGCAGGCTGAAGGAAAAAATTAGAAAAGGAAGGGCCTACGGAAGCTCGTGGATGTTTCAAGGTGTCAAACTCAGAGAAGAGGAGCAGGAAGAATGGTAGATGTTAGAGGTGTTACTTCTGAAGAAGTTGTTGCGCTGATGGCTCAGCAGCCGTTAGCTCTCAGAAAGAGGATTACGGAAGCTTTGCAGCACGGAGTCGCAGGAGATCGAGAAGCTGTTGATTGGATCGAAGGAACTCCTGAGTCAAGAAGGAATGCGGTAAGAAGGCTCGTTCAGGAAGCCCTGGACAATGGTGTCTCTTTAGAAAACATCAAGCTTCGCTGCGCAGGGATGAACTACTTGCTTCTCTGTCTAGGAGAGTTTATCAAGGACTCCAAAGAGGTGATTGAAGAGTTCGAGCAGACGAGACAATAACGTAACTGTCTACATAACTCAAAAGTTTTGAATGATGATTAGGCCCATCTACACGGTGGGCTTTTTCTATGTCTGTGAATCAAGAAGATGTTTATCTGGAACTAGCGAAGTGCTATGACGATCCCTTGCGGTTTGTGATGTGGGCCTTTCCATGGGGAGAGTTGCCCGAAACCTCTGTCGTGAGGCTCAAGGAGCCGTGGGCTTCTCGTTACCCAAACTGCCAATTCGGTCCGGACGAGTGGGCCTGCCAAATGCTCGATGATATAGGGGCGTCCGTTAAGGAGAGAGGCTTCGACGGTTCACAGGCTGTTGATCCGATCCGAATGGCCGTCTCTTCCGGGCATGGTATCGGAAAGTCAGCCTTTACTGCTTGGCTCGTGTGTTGGATTATGGCTACCCGTCCAAATTGCAAAGGTGTGGTGACGGCGAATACGGCCAATCAGCTCGAAACAAAAACATGGGCTGAGATTACGAAGTGGATGCGACGCTCGCTCGTTGCCGATATGTTCGATATGAAGGCGACATCCATTGTTTCCAAAGAGTCTCCTGAGTCTTGGCGAGTGGATGCGCTGACTTGCCGAGAAGAAAACGCAGAATCCTTTGCCGGTCTGCATGCGGCTTCTTCGACTCCGTTCTATATTTTTGACGAGGCCTCAGCTATTCCTGCCGCCATCTATGAAGTTGCCGAAGGCGGTTTAACGGACGGTGAGCCGATGATGTTTCTCTTCGGAAACCCCACGCGATCTTCCGGCCGTTTCTATGACTGTTTCCATTCCAAGGCTAAGTTTTGGGATATTCGTAAAGTTGACTCCCGCACGTGTCATATCACCAATAAAAAGCAGATTCAGCAATGGCTCGAGGAGTATGGGGAAGATTCTGACTTCTTCCGTGTCCGTGTCATGGGTGAGTTTCCTAACGCATCCAGTTCGCAGTTTATTCCGACAAAGTCCGTTGAGGAGGCGATGGCTCGCCCGGGAGGAGGTCTAAAAGCGAACCTTGCCATTATCGGAGTAGACGTGGCTCGCTACGGCAACGACGAGACGGTGATCTACTACAGAATCGGACGTGACGGACGACTTCCATTCGAGCGTTACAGAGGACTGTCTACGGTTGAGGTCGTCTCTAAGGTCAAGGCGGCAATAGCTCGAATCCGGCGTCTTGGATTTGAGGAAGTACGTGTGCATGTGGACGAAGGCGGCGTGGGAGGAGGTCCCGTCGATGTCCTGCAAGACGACGGGTATTTCGAGGTCTATGGCGTCAACTTCGGATGGAGTGCTGATGACCCGACGGCCTACCGTTTTAAGCGCGACGAGATGTGGGGGCGCATGAAGGAGTGGATTAAAAACAAAGGTCTATTGCCCCAAGACGAGGGACTTTTGGCCGACTTGATTTCTCCTGAATACGAGATTTTGCCAAACGGTGCGATCAAGCTTGAGAGCAAGGATTCAATGAAAAAGCGCGGGCTCCACTCCCCCGATATCGCAGACGCACTGGCTTTGACTTTTGCTTATGAACTTCCGGAGTATGGAATCGCGCCTAGAACTGAAAATGTCCAAGGCTTAGATAGGAATGCCTACGACCCCTTCGCTTAGGGTGTCTACATAAGGAAAAAAATCTGCCCGACAATTGCTTTGTAAAGTTCGATGGAGATAAGCCGGTGAATGTAAGTGTTTGGGTAAACATTCTTATCTGGGAGCTAGATGTTTATCTCGGATTATTGGTCGTTAAAGAAGTAATAGCGCTGTTTAAGAGATATGCCAGAGATTGAAATCCGTCCCGTAAGTGCCAAGGACTTTTTCTCGTATCCTGAGGTACGACGTTTGATCAAAGAATATTCCAAGGAGTGCGCAAACAGAACCTTGGCTGCTTCACCTCCCAATGAGGATCAGTATCTCAAGCTTGAAGAGCTGGGACTTTTGAAAGCTGCAGGCGCATTCAACGGGGATACGATGGTTGGCTTTGTAGTTGTGGTCTTTTCTTTTGTACCGCACTTCAAAGGAGAAACACTTGCCTCTACGGAGAGTTTGTTCCTGAGCAAATCCTTCAGAACCGGAAATAATGGCCTCAAGCTCTTGCAGTGGGCGAGAAACGCCGCGGTTCTTTTTGGCTCAACAGGTCTTTTTGTCTCGGCGCCGGCCGGATCAAGACTTGAAAAACTGCTCAGTCACAAAGCAGAGAAAACCAATTCCGTTTTCTTTTTGGAGGGTTTATGCAGCTAATGGCCTGCTCTCCTCAAGAGCTCTTGTCGATTCGCGGGATCGAAGAGGGCGTTAAGGAGGCCCCTCAGCTGAAGATTGAAATCAAAGAGGTACTTCACGCAGGTGTCTATACGCGTATAGCGATTGTTCCAGAAAACGTCTTACTTGTCGGTGCACTTATGAAAGTCCCTACGACCTTAGTTGTTGTAGGGCGGTGCGCAATGACAGTGAACGGCGGGACGTCTGTGGCGGACGGGATTGCATGCTTTACGTCCCCGCCGGGAAGAAAAACGGTGTTCAGGACTTTCGTTCCCACAAAACTGATTATGTCGTTTGCTACCAAAGCGGAGACGCTTGGGCAGGCGCGTCAAGAATTTACGGATGATGTGTTACAGGGAGAAGAGTTATGTCAGGAGTAACAACCGCTACGGTTATCGGAGCTTCTATTGCATCTGCGGCTATCGGAGCAGGTGCTTCAATGTATTCAGCTCATAAAACGAGCAAGGCTCAGAAGTCGGCTGCGGACCAGCAGGCTGAGGCAAGCCGCAAGGCACTGAATCAGCAGAAGTCTGAGTTTGCAAGGCAAAATCAAAATCAAGCCGATGTCGGCTCGCTTCTTGAAGGAAACACGGGAAATGAAACAGGTTCTACGTTATTGACGAGTCCGTTAGGCGTCGACCCAAATCAGCTCAAGCTTGGAAAAGGTACAAGCCTTTTAGGAGGATAACCTGATGGAGAGCCTGAAGACTCAAGTTCGGCGCCGTTGGGAGGATCTCAAGGCGGAGCGATCGACTTGGATGCCGCACTGGAGAGAGATTAGTGAGGTGCTCCTTCCTCGTTCCGGACGGTTCCTGCCCTCCGGAAACAACAAGGGCAATAGGAATGCCTATCGAGCGATACTGGATAACACCGGCACCAGAGCTTTGAGGACACTTTCCGGCGGAATGATGAGCGGCATGACAAGCCCTGCGCGCCCATGGTTCAGGCTGACTACTTTAAATCCTGAGCTCGACGAGAGCTATGAAGTCAAAGCATGGATGAGTAAGGTTACGAGTCTCATGCAGATGGTGTTCTATAAGTCAAACGTTTATAGAGCCTTGCAAATGGCCTACGAGGAGCTCGGAGCCTTTGGGACAAGTGCAACCATTATCCTCGACGATTACGAGCGTGTGATTCACTGTATGCCGCTGACAATCGGTGAATTTGCGATTGCAACCGATTCCCGAGGGCAAGTGGACACCCTTTACCGAGAATTCCGGATGACGGTCTCAATGCTGGTCGGGGAGTTCGGACTGGAAAACGTGAGCGATTCGGTACGCAAGCAGTACGAGGAGGGCAAGCGTGACGCTTGGGTTCACGTGGTTAATGCGATTGAACCTCGTCTGAATTACGATCCGAGGAAGCATGACAATAAAAACATGCCGTGGAGAAGCGTGTATTTTGAGGTTGAGTCGTCCGAAGATAAGGTCCTAAGAGAAACTGGATTTAGAAACTTTCCAGCACTTTGCGCCCGGTGGTCAGTGACCGGCGGAGACATCTACGGAAACTCTCCTGGCATGGAAGCTTTAGGAGATTTAAAGCAGCTCCAGCAGGAGCAAAAGAGAAAGTCTCAGGCGATTGATTATCAGACCAATCCTCCGGTGATTATGCCTGCGGAATTAAAGAATGCCGGCGCCAATATCCTTCCTGGCGGCGTCACGTACTACAGTAATGCCGCTCAAGCACAGAACATCCGATCTGCTTTTGAAGTACCTCTGCGTTTGGATTTTCTTTTGCAGGATATCCAAGATACCCGGGAACGCATCAACGAGACTTTCTATCGTGACATCTTCATGATGATGGCAAACTCGACAGATAAAACGATGACGGCTACTGAAGTTGCCGAGCGCCATGAAGAGAAAATGATCCTTATGGGACCGGTGCTTGAGCGATTGAATTCTGAGGCACTGGATCCGTTGATCGCTCTAACTTTCGAGCGCATGGTGGAAACCAATATGCTTCCTCCGATTCCGGAAGAGCTGCAAGGTGCTCCTGTAAATGTCGAATTCATATCCATTCTCGCGCAGGCTCAGAAAGCGATTACGACGAACTCCATTGACCGTTTTACACAGAATTTAGGTGTCTTAGCCGGAATGAAGCCGGATATGTTGGATAAGTTCAATAGTGACTTTTGGGTTGACTATTATTCCGATGCCTTAGGAATTGATCCTCGGTTTATCGTTTCGGGAGATCAAGTGACATTGATCCGTCAGCAAAGAGCTCAGCAAGAGCAAGCGGCTCAGCAGATGGCGATGATGCAGCAGGGAGCCAATGTTGCGAAAAACTTAGGGATTAGTGCAGATAGTCTTCAGAGCCAATCACCCGATCAAATAATGGGCGCTTTTACAGGCTATTAAAAAGCTCTTTACTTCTCGCAAGCCCCGCCAGTCGGGGCTTTGTGCTGTCTACATAACGAGAAAAATCTATCTGATAATGGTCAGAAATAAAAATGCCGCTGGGGTCTAGTCAGCGGCGGTGTCGAGAAACACTTTAGGAACTTCTCAACATGAAATTAATTATATCAAAGCACGCGAGAAGATTGATGCTGAGTATGTGTGAAAAGTTTCCTCTCTGGTTCTTTGCCGCTCGTTGGTTGATTCTGCTGGGTATTGCCTCGGTTCCGTTTGCTTTTGCTTGGAGCTTGATTAAGTGACAGAGGGGCAAGACTACGACCCGTTGCAGAACCTTTACGACGAGGAGCAGGCAAGGCTTGAAGGAGAGCGATACGCGCAGATCGAGCAAGAGACCTATGACAGAGACATTGAGAGTCTCTTGAGTACGGAGTCCGGAAGGCGTTTTGCCTGGAGGCTCTTGGAAAGATCCGGAGTTTTCCTCTCAACATTTAATCCCAAAGTGCCCGAGCCGGGCATGAGCATGGCTTTTGAGGAAGGCAAGAAGCAGACAGGCTATTGGCTCTTAGGTGAAATTCAGCGGCTTTGTCCGCAACAGTATTTTGTAATGACACAGGAACAGAAAGAATGGCAGATGAACAAAATCAGACTGGCTCGACTGGCCTAGGCACTCAGGGCGCTTCTACAGAAGGTCAGGGTCAGCAGACTCAAGGTGAAGGTCAGCCGCAGGCTTCCACTCAGTCGAATCCTCCGAAAACCGACGGGATGCCAAACGCTTTGGGCGAAGTCAATCCTCCCAATCCGGAAACCAATGATGGGCAACAGCAGCAGAGCACCGCTCCTGAAAAGTATGAGCCTTTTAACTTTGGAGAGAATCCGGCGATTGATCCGACAAGCATTGAGCAGTTTTCGACAGCCGCTCGTGAGGCGGGTCTTTCTCAGGAGCAGGCTCAGAAGGTCTTGGATTCTTTAGCCCCGTCTGTAGCAACCAAACTCCGAGCTGACTTGGTTCGTCAAGCCGGTGAGTGGCTGAAGGCCTCAGAAGCTGATCCTGAATTTGGCGGAGCTGCTTTTGAAGCGAATAAAGGGATAGCAGTTGGTGCTTACCAAAAATTGGCAACTCCGGAACTTAGAGAGATTTTGAACAATTCCGGCCTTTGCAACCACCCTGAAGTCATTCGTCTGTTCTACCGCATCGGCAAGATGACTTCACAGGACTCCGGCGTTAAGGGTGCTCCGACACCACGAGACAACGGTTTTGCGGACATGTATCCGAATTCTCCGATGCGTTGGTAATTAACTTAAACAGGAGTGACAAATGGGCATTTTAAATACCTCTAATCCGACACTGGCAGATGTCGTTTCCCGTTTAGACGGAAATAAGAAGATTGATACGGAAATCATTGAAATGATGTCCGAAACCAATGAGATGCTTCAAGACCTGACCTCCATTGAGGCCAACGGTGTGACTGAGCATCTCACGACCGTGAGAACGGGTTTGCCTGAAGTTGCATGGCGTATGTTGAACTGGGGCGTCCAGCCGTCCAAGTCCACCACGGCGCAGGTCAAAGACTCGATCGGCATGCTTTCTGCTTTGTCCGAAATTGACAAGAAACTTGCCCAGATCAATGGTTGGTCCGGCATGTGGCGTCTGACAGAAGACTCTGCCTTTATCGAGGCAATGTCTCAGAAAGTACAGCGTGCAGTAATTTATGGTAACGACAAGACAGGTGTGGATCAGATCTTGGGTCTTGCTCCCCGTTATTGTTCCGGCGACCCGAAGAAGGCTGATAATGCTAAAAACATTATCGACGCAGGCGGCAAAGGCAATAAACTCACTTCTATTTGGCTTCTTTGCTGGTCTCCTCGCACACTCTTTACAACTTATCCGAAAGGCTCCCGCGCCGGTATCTCTCACCAAGACTTGGGCGAATATCTGACGACCGATGCCGAAGGAGGCAAATATGTCTGCTTGGGTACTAAGTACGACTGGGATCTCGGCCTCGTGCTTCGCGACTGGCGCTATGTAGTCCGTATCGCCAATATCGATCAGGAGTCTCTCACTGACGATCCGCAGAAAGACGGCGGTACAGATCTTATCCGTCTGCTGATGACTGCAAAGAACAAGCTTCCGAATTTCAATACCGGCCGCATCGCTTTCTACTGCAACCGGGAAGTTAGAAACGCTTTGGAAGCCCAGTGCATGAACCGCAAGAATGTTCAGCTTTCTTTGGATCAAGTCTCTCAGGAACATCCGGTTCTGAAGTATGCAGGCATCCCGATCCGCATTGTGGACGCTCTTACTCCAACTGAAAAACGTGTGCCGTTCCCCACAAAGACAACTGAGTCCGGCGGAGCTTCTCAGGAAGGAACCACTCAAGGCGGTCAGGGCGGGTCCTAAGCAACGAAATGGTTAATACAGGAGAAATTCGATGATTAAAGACGCATTCTTAATGCTTACACCGGATGCGGGACAGGCGCTCACGGCGGCCGCGGCATCTGCAAATACGCTTGATCTTTGTCAGGTCAAGCCGACTCCGGGGATGAACCGTATTCTCTCGGTTGTGTTTCAGGTGATGGAAGATGTCACAGGAACTCTGAGCTTTTCCATTGCACACTGCGACAGTGCTTCCGGCACTTTTAAGGACGTTGTTATTTCCGAGACCTTGACGGCGCCGGAAGCAGGCACACAAGTTGCGCTGCCTATTCCGGAGAAGACCCTTCAGTTTATTCAGGCCAAGTTCGGCGGGGCTCCGACAAAAGGCAAGGTAAGAGCATTTGTCTCTATGAGCCACGACAATTGGTTTGCGGCCAAAGAAGCGCCGTCCAAACAAATTGAATAAGTAACGATTGAGTCATTCTCCTTGAGGTTGTGGGTATTGGGCGCTCTTAGCAAGCGCCCTTTTTTAAAGGTACGGCTATGGCAAGCGAAGTCAGCATTTGTAATCTTGCACTTACTCGCGTCGGAGAAGCAGGATCTATTACGAGCATTAAGCCTCCGGAGGGCAGCGTGCATGCGAAAGTTTGTGCAGTACTCTATCCGGTCTCAGTCGGAATTCTCTTAGAAGCGCACGACTGGAGGTTTGCCACCAGACGAGCGGCACTGACTGAGATTCAAACAAAGGAGCCTCATGGCTGGAGAGGGCTCTTTGCATTGCCGAGCGACTGTCAAAGAGTTATCTCGGTACGTCCAAGCGCAATTCAGCGGGCCCCGTGGCCGCAGAATCCGCCTTTTGTTGTGGAGAGGTTTGACGGGTCTCCGGCGCTTTATACCGATTGCCCGACACCGGTTATTCAATACATTATGGCGGAGCCGGGTGTCGGTTCTTTTCCTCCTCTTTTCGTGGATGCTTTAGCTTGGCACTTGGCGCAAGCTTTAGCCGGTGCTTTGATTAAAGGTAAAGAGGGCGTGCAGATCACTGCTGCAATCACAACGAAGTACGAAAGGGCGCTGGCAGAAGCCATGAAAAAGGACGCAGGTCAGCACTATGAGCCGATCTGCCATGTAGCTCCTTGGATTGCCGTGAGGTAGTTATGGCGGTAAGAACCCTTCAATCATCTTTTACGGGAGAAGTCTCTCCCTCGATGTACGGTCGAATTGACAATGACAAGTACAAATCGGGTTTGGCCGTTTGCCGCAACTTTGTATGTTTACCTCAAGGGCCGGTTCAAAACCGCAGCGGCTTTGCTTTTGTGAGACAAACAAAGTATGCCGACAAACCGGCAAGACTCATCGCCTTTGAGTTCTCTTCTACCGATACGATGATTCTTGAATTCGGACATCAGTACATTCGGTTCCACTCTCGCGGCGGAACTCTTCTGAATGCCAACGGAACGCCTTACGAGATTTCTACACCCTATAGTTCCGACGATATCTTCGTGATTCACTACGCACAGTCGGCTGATGTCATGACGCTTGTGCACCCTCACTATCCCGTAAAGGAGCTTCGGAGGTACGGAGCTTACGACTGGCGATTGATTGACGTAACGTTTAGTGCGCCCTTGAGTCCTCCCGGGAACGTTTCTGTTGAATATGTTCCCAACGGGAATGAATCCGACAGTCGTTTTACTTATAAGTACAAGGTAACGGCCGTCCAAGATTCGGACGAAGGACAAAGGGAAAGCGCGCCAAGTGAGGCCGCCTCCGTTAGCTGTAACCTTTGGTGGGATAACGCGTTAAATCGAATCACCTGGTCGGCTGTTGCGGGCGCTGCACGCTACAGAGTATATAAGTCCACAGCCGGAGTTTTCGGTTATATCGGTGAAACAGAGGGGACGACTTTTGAGGATAACCGAGTTGACGCTGATGACGGGATTACTCCTCCGCGGTATGACGCGATGTTCGGAGAAGGAGACTATCCGAGCGCGGTAGCATACTTCGAGCAGCGCCGCTGCTTTGCAGGAACCGTTAAGCGTCCGCAGTTTGTGTGGATGACGCGTTCAGGCACAGAAACCGACATGGCCTATCACATCCCTGTGACAGATGATGACCGCATTAAATTTAAAATCGCCGCCCAGAAAGTTTCCCGCCTCAAGCATCTAGCTCCGTTATCTCAGCTCTTGGCCTTATCGGAAAGTGCCATCTTTAGATTGTCTCCGGCAAATTCGGATGTCATTACTCCGGAATCTGTCTCGGCAAAGCCTCAGGTCTATCAAGGAGCTTCAGAAGTACAGCCGCTTCTCATTCGATCAAATTTGATCTACGCCTCAGAGCGTGGAGGACACATTATCGAGATGGGCTACAACTGGCAGCAGGGAGGCTTTGCCGTAAACGATCTTTGCGTGTTTGCTCCGCATCTATTTGAGCGAGCGAGAGTAAAGGACATGGCACTTGCCTTGAGCCCGCATCCGATTATTTGGTGCGCTATGACAGACGGCACGCTGCTGGGGCTCACCTACATGCCCGAGCAAGCCGTGAGCGCTTGGCATCGACACGATACGATCAACGGAGCCTTTGAGTCTGTGGCTGTGGTCCCGGAAGGAGATGAGGATATTTTGTACGCTGTCGTGCGCAGAACGATTAACGGTGCGACAGTACGTTTCATAGAACGAATGCACGAGCGGCTCTATGACGGATTGGAAAACTGCTTCCACGTGGATGCGGGTTCAACCTACGAAGGGGAAGAAACTCAAACACTTTCGGGCCTCGATTATCTTGAGGGTTGTGAAGTGGCAATCCTTGCTGACGGTGCAGTGCTTCCTCGTGAAAAGGTCAAGAACGGACAAATTACGCTTGAAGTCCCGGCCAAGAAAATCCAAGTCGGGCTGCCCGTTATTTCAGAAATCCAAACACTCCCGCTTATTGTCAATCTTCAGGACGGCTCCTTCGGACGAGGTCATCAGAAAAATATCAATCGCGTTTGGATGCAGGTTTACCAGTCCAGCGGGATATTTGTTGGACCGAGTTTTGACGATCTTACTGAGGTGAAACAGAGATTGGACGAGCCTTATGGAGAACCTCCTGAGCCTTTGAGCACAGAGATTGATGTTCCTCTGCCTGGCTCATGGAACGCATCAGGACAACTTGTCCTTCGACAGAAAGACCCTTTGCCTCTCACGCTTGTAGGCATCACTTGCGATTTAGCACAGTAAAGGAATAAGTATGGCTTCTATAACGAATATGTCACCGGCACTTCGGGAACACATGGCTTCTGTCGGATGCGCTCCGGTGGGCCCTGACGGACTCGGAGTCCTCAACCCAATTCCGGAAAGTTCTTCAGCTCTGGGAAGCGGACTCAACGGAATCATGCTCGGAGCTTCCATCGGTCAGGCGATCGGAGGAATTTACTCTGCCTTTGTGGGTGCTAAGACCACTGCCTACGTGCGGAAAAAGCAGGCGGAAATTGCTCGGGACAATGCAGAAATTATGCGCATGGGCGCTGAGACTGCCTATCGCCAGGGTGAGCAGAAAGTCGCCCAGATCACCCGTAGAGCCGGTCAGCTCAAAGGAGCGCAAAGAGCACGCTACGCCGCCAACGGAGTTGCGCTTGGCGTAGGCAATGTGGCTGAAGTTGCAACTAATACTGACCTTGATAAAGAAATGGATGTTTGGACGGCTAAGTTCAACGCAATGCAAGCCGCTTGGGGTTACAACCGCAAGTCTCTTGAGTACGGGGCACAAAGCGGAGCGCTCAGAACCATGAGTGGGGCTAACAACTCTTTGGCTCCGGTTGCGGCCCTAGGAGCAGGACTCAGCGGGGCAACTCAGGTAGCAAGCAACTGGTACATGTACAACGGTAAATTCGGATTAGGCCTTGGGAGATAAGGATGGCAAAAGTTCCTACATACGGCGGTCCTCAGCTTTTGATGAACAACCAGCCCGTGACGATGGGCTTTACCAATTATGCGGATCAAGTCATCAAGCCTAAGGTTGATTTCAATCCCGCACTGCGTCTTGCGGCAAAGTTTAAGGCCGAGCAGGACAACGTCCGCGTTGACGATGCGCTTACGGATTTAAAGCGCTACATGATCCAAAAGGAGTTTGGCGAGGATGGTAAGAATGACGGCTGGAGAAGCCTGAAGGAAAAAGCCGCATTGGAAAGAGATGAGAACGGCTTAGGGCTTGCGGATCGGGTCGATAAAGACGCACGTCGTTACGGAGGAGAGATTGCCAAGTCCTTAACGCCTGAACAGCAACAACTCTTTAACAGAAAGGCACTGTACCTCTACAACGGCAATTACGACCAAGTCATGGGTCATGCTTTTCAGCAGCAACAGCAGTATCAAAAAAGCTCGATCGATAACAGAATTGCTTTGGCTCAAAGAGCGGCCGGGCTCTACGCGGACAACCCTGGAATGCTGGGGGCTCAGATTGAAGACATCACGGTTGCAACGAAAGAAGCGGCCCGCATAGGAGGCTGGAGCGAACAGGAGGTTATCGTAAAAACAAACGAGGAAACTTCCAAGGCCGTAGGCAACGCTCTGGACACACTCCTTTTCCAAGCTCAAAAGAATCCGGCAGTGGCGGAGCAGGCCTCAGGGCTTCTTCGCACCTATGCGCCTCACATGACACCTGAGACCGTAAGACAGTATGGTGAGAAAATCCGAGCTGCTTCTCAGGGTTATCAAATTGATCAGGTGGTACAAAGAGATAGGGAGAGAAACGAGAATACGCCCGAGACTTTGGTTGCCTCTGCTTTAGCCGGTCCCGTAACAGAAGAAAAAATTCAAGGACTCGGAGTCAAATTCGGAACCGGTTTCATATCGGGCCAAGAGTCTGCCAATCGTCAGTTCAAGCAAGTGCCTCGCAGAGACGCCAACGGCAAGATTGAAAAAGATGATAAAGGCAACGTCATTTATGATGATGAGGTTTTGATCGGTCGGTACTCGGACGGAAAGACTCCTAAGGATCCCAGAAACTTTTGCTATGGAAAATTCCAAGTAAGTGCGGATGCGGCCTACGAAGCTTCTCAATCTCTAGGCGATAAGCTTACAAGAGCTCAGGTACAAGAGAAGATCAAATACGATCCGGCCTTTAACGAGCGTATCGGGGTCAAGATTATTACCGACCATATCCGTTTCTACGATGGTGATTTACTGAAAGCCGCAGGTGCTTATAACGCCGGTAGAGGTAATGTGAATCTTGCGGTCAGTATGGATAAAGAAAACGGCGGAGACGGCTCAGGCTGGAGGAAATACTTCGGCACGGAAGAGCACAGAGCTCGAGCAAGAAAATTAGGCTATAGAGCTTTGGCCAGAAAGGATGCTGTTGCCTACGTGAACAAAGCGGCCTCGTGGGTGCAGAAAGAATTCGGAGGTGTTGCGCACAGCAGTGATGGCAGAGAAATCGCTCCGGGCGACCCGAGATACTTTCAGGCTCTTCGGAGAACCCGTACTCGAAAAGAGTTGGAAAACGCCGCGTTAGCGGACGGTTCGCCCGTATCGGTTGAAGCTCGGGATAATCCCGAAACTCGGGAAAAGATCGTAAACGCTTTAGCGATTGCTCAGCAGAGAGACAACGAAGATTATGTCCTGATGCAAACCAATCTCTTAAATGACGGCGTAAATATTCTTGCCGAAACCCGAGGTGATTTACAGGACACACGACTGCTTCAGCTCCTGCCGCAAATGAATCCGAGAACGCAGGCTGAGCTTCGGACATGGGCCCAAAAACTTCAAGTGGGTGACACGAGCGGCGATAAGGAACTCTTTGAGCACTATAACGTGCGCCCGCAAGAACTCTTTAATCTGAGCCGCGAGCAGTTAAACGGCATGAGGATTCGGCTCTCTCCTACGCAATGGGATACGCTGGAGACTCAATGGGTGAAAATGCATGAACTGGAAGGAGCCTCACAAGATAAGTCTTCTCAGGCAAGGATGGTGTCAGCCTCCGGACAAAGTCTGCCTGAGTATCAGACCGCTAAGATCGAAAACATTAAATCGTACTTGAGGACCACTAGCGGGAAGTTTAAGGACTTAGGGGAGGAACAGGCCGGAGCCTTGCTCTCCGAGCTTCAAAAGGCTATTAACGTTGAGCAGACCAAGCTTCAGCGGGAGCTGACTGAGGAAGAGAGAAACACCTTTATTAAAAGTCTTATGGCTTGCCGCTTCGATATAGAGGGCTTCATTTTTGACAGCCAAAAGGGGCTCATGGAGCTAAAGGCCGGAGACACTCCAAACCACGGAAACTTGGATGCCTACAACCAGCTCAAGCAATACGCTACCCAGAGAATCAAGGCGATGGGGTTGGACAGAGAGGCTACCGACGGAGAGGTGCAGGAAGCGCTCTACCACATCATGATCAGCCGTAATCCCGACTGGTTTGTTTCTATGAATGGGAAGGTGCCTCAGCAGTATGCGGAAGCCATTATGCAGAGCAATCCCGGCAAACGCTTTTCCAACGCTCAGCTTTTCAAAGAATATCTGACGCTTCGGATGAAAGGGATAGCCCTTGAAGCCAGCAGACCGAACTATGCAGTACAAGGAGATTTCTAATGCCGTCGAATACATTGAAGGACTATTACGCAGATAAGAACCGTACGGAAGCCTTGGAGAGCTTAGCCTCGGCAATGGCCTCTAAGGAAAGCCCTGAAGAGACGGCGGCGCGATTAAAAAAGGCTCGGGACTTTGACGTTGAGCCGCAGATGGCTGATGGTCTGACGCCCGCTGAAGTGGACAACTTCTACGCTCAGGATGCATTAAAAGAAGCGACGCCTGTGTATCTCAGAAAAGCCGGAGAGGTTGATTTTGCAAATTTAACCAAAGATGATTTGCCTACCACGTATTCCCTTGAGACTCTGTGGTGGAAGATCATGGGAGCACCTGCAAAAGCTGTCGGAGCTTTTTCGACGCTAAGAAACTCAACAGCTCGAGGCGGATATAACCTCGCAAACGCTATGCCGATTTTCGGTAACGTGGCCAAGGCAGAAAGAATTCGCTCTCAGCTTCTTGAACTTGAGAACACCGAGAAGCAATTGGCGCAAGGTGTAAGCGCAGAAGAGCTGTTCGGCTCGGAAGATGATCCGACGGGAGAAGCACATCGCGTGGCTTTTGAGCACGGTCTTCCGGCCCTTCGTACCCAACTTCAGGAGGAACTTTCTCAGGTACTAAAAGATACTGCTTGGAACAATTCGCAGAGCGGATTGTATCCGCACAATGAGGCCTCTCAAAAACTCTCGGAGGCAAAGACAGCAGGTGAAGCGATTGAACTTATTCTTTCAAACCCATCTGTCATTGCAGATATCGGCCCTGAGTCTTTGGTTCAATACGCACCCATGCTGCCTATCCTGGCGGCCTCCTCCTTTGCCGGACCCGCGGCTCCGGCTCTTATGGGAGCTCTTTCAGGTTCCTATTCATATGGGCTGGACAAGGCTTCCGGCATGCTGAGCGGAATGGGAGAGAACTCCGTTGACGTACAAAGCGGAGCCTCGATTTTTAAGTTCATGACTGATCCGAAGCTTAGAGGTTTGTATGAGAACGTAGAAGGAGAGTCGGAACGTCATGCCGCCGGAGTTGCTCTTTTCGACGGACTAAGTGCAGGGCTTGCAGGAAAGCTTGCTTTGCCCGCTTTTGTTAAGAGCAGAATCTCCTCTCCTTTTGCTAAGGAGATGGCAAATCTGGCAGTCCAGACCCCGATCCAAGGCGCCATGGGCTCAGCCGGTGAGGCAAGCGGACAGTTGCTCGCCAAAGGCGAAATCACGAATTGGGGCGACGTGGTAGCGGAATTTGCCGGAGAAGGTTTTACTGCTCCGATTGAAGTATTGTCTGCGGGAGCAAAACGCCTTAAAGGTGCCTCCATGGAACGAGCTATGGCAGAGGCTAACGCCGAAGCATTTAAGAGACTGGGAGAGTTTGCGCAGGCTTCTAAGCTTATTGCTCGCGACCCTCAGACAGCGTCTGAATATATTGAGGCCGTGGCAGAAGACGCTGCGCCTGATAAACGAAACGTGCTCCTTGACGGACAATCTTTGCATCAGGAAGGCTTAGACACTCGGTTAATAGAACTGCTTCCCGAACGAGCAGAAGAGATTACGAAGGCCGTTCAGGAAGGCTCTGAGATTGCAATCCCTGTAGGAGAGTTCACTACCAAAGTGGCAACTTCCGAACTGAACCAATCTTTGGCGGAACTTGTCCGAGTGGAAGGACAGATGTCTTTACATCAGGCGCGTGAGGTGCAGGATGAGATCACTGAGCTTGCCGCCGCAGAGGCTGAAACGGCGCTGAAAAAAGATGACTCGGAATTCAGAGAATCCTCTAAGCGTGTCGGTAAGGACATTGCTTCCCTTATGGAGAACTCGGGAGCTACGAAGGCTGAGCAAGGAGCGATTACCACCGTGTTAAGTACGCTCGTCAACAATCTTGCACGAGATCTAGGCACATTGCCTGAGGCGGTTTGGGCAGAATACGGCTTAAAGAGAGTTCTCGACGGAAGCGCTCAAGTTCAAGGGGATTCTTTACATATGCCGATACCCGAAGAGTTTGGTCCGGTATTTACAGGTTTCGAAAGAAAGCCGCAAAAAGCGGTAACAAAGCTTCTGAAAGAAAAGACAGGATGCTGTCCCGGAGTTTTCTACCACAAGGAGGTAGGCCCTATCGGTTTGGCCTATGGGAAGACTATAGAAGGGGATTCGCAAGATAGGGGCGGGTATGGTTTGGCCCATATGGAGAAAAAGCACCCAAACGTGTGGAAAACTCTTCAGAAGGATCTGGAAGAGGGAGAAGTCTTGGGAGGACCCGAAGCCGTCAAATATTTAGAAAGAGTAAGGGTGGTTAATGGCTCACATGTAATTTCTCTTTCAACCACATGGGGAAGAGATAGAGGATCAGGAACCTGGTTGGTTACGGGGTTCGACACTCTAGAAACAATGATGGATACGGAGGCCAAGGAGTATCTTTTTAACCTGGGGAAGAGGGTAGAGAAGGAGATAAAGACAGCTAGAAAAAGAATTAGCACCGATCCCGCCACCCTTGTGGCCCCTGACGGGAATAACGGGACGGGGGTTCTGCCGTCCAACGGTGCTAAAACAAGTTTATCACAGGAGAATATGGGTGACTACTTCCCGGACTCCAAGACGATCGTTCGATGGTTCAGTGCAGACCAGTCCACACTCCTGCACGAAAGCGGCCACTTCTACCTGGACATGCTGATTGATGTCAGTAAGAAGCTTCAGGCAAAAGGCGAACTTTCCGCAGGAGAAAAACGAGTTTTAGATAGAACCCTGGCAACACTCAAATGGCTGGGGGTTGATTCGCTGACCGCTTGGGAAAAGCTTTCCTTTGAAGAACGTCGACCGATGCATGAAAAATTTGCACGGCATTTTGAGGCCTATCTCTTTGAAGGCAATGCTCCGACAAAAGGGCTTCGCTCAGTCTTCCGTCGGTTCGCACAGTGGCTGCGCTCAATCTATACCGTGGTGTCCAATATCCCGGGTGTTCAGATGAGTGACGATGTACGAGCACTTTTCGACCAGTTGTTCATTTCCACTGAGCAAGTGCAAGAAGCCCGCTACCGCAGAAGCATGTTCAAAATGTTTAATAGCTTCGCCGAATCGGGTTTTACCGAAGAAGCATGGCTGAACTATGTTGAACAGTATCGTGAGACAGACGCAGAGGCGATTGAATACATGCGTGCCCGCGGCATGCGTGATATGGCCTATATCGCAAACCTCCGAGGAAAAACGCTTGATGCACTTCGTAAAAAATCCGAAGGCGAGCGTAAGCGGATTGAGTCGGGGATTCGTTCCGATTTATCTAAGACACCCATCTATGAAGTGTGGGATTTTTTAAAGAACGGTAAGCATGAAAACGGCAAAGATATAGCCGTCAAACTTACGCCAAGTGAATTAAAGAGCGTGGGAGTGGACGAGGCCGGGATCAAGCGTCTTGCAGAAAAAGGCCTTGTTGGGACAGACGGAGAGCATCAATTCGGAGAGCAGGTTGCGCAGAGCTACGGATATCAATGCTTGGCGGAAATGGCTGACGCTTTATTGAACGCTCCTACGTTGGAAGAGGCTGTCCAAGCGGCAACTCAGGAAAGAATGTACGCGGAGCACGCCGAGCTCGCAACTGAAGAGGAAATCCAGAGAACAGCCGATGAGGCAATTTTCAATCCGAGTTTAAAGCGGCTTCTAGCCACAGAAATTTCTGCCATGGAGAAAGCCGCGCCGGGGAGACTCGATCTCGACATTTTCGAGAAGATGGCAGAGCAGGAAATCCTCAGCCTAAGAGTGAAGGATATTGATCCGAAAAAGTTCAGAACGGCAGCGGGGCTTCGTGCTAAAGAGGCCCGGCGTTTGCTAAAGCAGGGAGACATCAAAGGCGCTATTCGTGCTAAGCGGCAGGAACTCTACCAAACTTGCCTTGCGATAGAGGCGAAAAAGGCTGTCGAGGCATGGAAGAAAGATGTCAAATTCTTTAAGAAGCTTGTTGGTAAGAATCAGATTGAAGGGTTGTCTACGGATTACCTCGTTACGATCCAGCGTCTTCTTGAGAACATGGGAATTACAACATCGCGTCAGCTCGGAGAGGGTCATCAGCTGAGTCTGCGTGAGTTTTTGGAGTCTCTCTTTAACCAAGAAAAGACGGTGCCTCCGATTGACCCAAGCCTCGAACAACGCTTGATCAACCACCGCATGTTGTACGCCGCCAATAAAAAGCCTTTTGAGGAAATGACAAGGGCACTTCAAAAGGAGGCAGCTCTGGCTGTCAGAGACCTTTACCGGGCAGGACGAAAAGAACAGCAGATTTTAGACGGAGAGCAGGCACGCGAACTCAGTACAGTTGTAGATGAGCTAACCGGCTCGATCGTTCAACAGGCGCAGTCTCGCGGCAGAAAGGCTTCCAGAAAAATGGAAGAGACCGGACTCTTGGTTCGCTTTAAAGAACAGCTGGAACGTATCGGATTGGCACACGCGAGAATTCCGTCCCTTCTTGCGGCGATGGAAGGTACGAGGTTCGGGAAATTTTTTGACTACGTTGTCTCCAGAGCGGATTCCTGCGGGACTAAAGAAGTACAGTTGAAAAACGAATATGCTGAAAAACTTTTTTCTGCAACACGTTCTCTTCGAACAACAAGAAAAGACAGAGTGAAACGGCACTTTAAGTCGGTAGATGCCTACCTTACACAGGAACAGGTGAGGGCAATCGCTTTAAACGCCGGTAATAAAGAAAACTTACAGAGGCTTATTGACGGCTCGCAGAGTGCTCCATGGTCAGGTGGAAAGACATGGACAAAGGAGCAGATTTTCTCTCTAATAGGGGAGGCACTAAGCGCAGAAGAACTTGCTTCTGTGCAGAAAGTTTGGGATGTCTTTAATGAACTTTGGCCGCAGATTGCTGAGAAGGAACGCAGAGTCTACGGAAGAGTTCCGGTAAGAGTAGAGCCGCAGGCTTTAACTGTTACTTTGGCAGACGGTCAGGAGGTTACGCTAAAAGGCGGTTACTATCCGATTCAGTACGATAAAAAGGCGTCCTTCCAAGCTCAGGATCAGGATGATATTCAGGCCGCCAAAGAGCTTATGGACGGTGCTCACTCAAGCCGAACTGCAAGAAGAGGTTTTTTAGAAAAGCGCCTGGCACACGTCTACGATCGCCCACTCACGCTAACTATGAGAGCTGCGTTTGAAGGGTTGGATGCAGAAATTCATGAGCTCTGCTGGCAGGAGTGGCTGGCAGATACCAATAAAATCTTCAGGCAAAAGAAACTCAGAGAGACTATCCGAGACTATTGGGGTGTAGAGGCAGAAGGAGCAATCCGAAAATGGATTGAAGATATTGCAACCGGAACATCAGCTCAAAAATCGATGGGTGATGGAATCGCCGCACTTCTTAGGGCGAATGTATCTCTAGTTGGTATTGGATTTAATGTCGTAACAGCGTTGATCCAGCCAATCGGAATGCTTCAAACCGTGACGATCTTAGGGCCGCAGTGGTCCGCAAAGGGGATCGGCGAATTCATGCTCAATCCCTATGGCAAGTGGAAAGAAGTCTGCGGCAAGAGTCAGGCAATGGCCGACAGAAGCAGAACTCGGTTTCGTGAGCTTACCGAAATTCAAGCCCTTGTGAATGGGACAAACGGGGCGCTCAAAGATAAGTTTATGCGAAGTGCTTATATGCCAATCGTATTTATGCAGGCCTTAGTGGATGTTCCCACTTGGTTAGGCGCATACAACAAGGCGCTTGCAGAAGGCAATACAGAGGCCAGAGCCGTTGCCATCGCTGACAGAACCGTCACGGATGCTCAGGGCGGCGGTCGTACGCAAGACTTATCCGGCATTGAGCGCGGCGGAGAGTGGGCAAAACTTTTCACGGTTTTCTACACGTTCTTCAACACGGCTTTAAACATAGCTATGGTGACCGGCCACACTCAGAAAGGCATGAAGCGGGCGCTTAATCTGCTCACTCTTTTAGCCTTCCAACCAATCATCGAGACCTTTGTTCGAGAGGGACTTAAAGCCGCGGTAAGCGGTGACGACGATGATGACTGGCTGAAGAAGACTTCTATCAAAGCCGGCGGCAGTGTAGTTAACTTTAACCTTGGCCTGCTTGTAGGCCTTCGCGAAGTGGCTGAGCTTGGTCAAGCACTTTCAGAGGGCGAGGCGCCTCGGAGTTACAGCGGTACGGGAGGCACTCGAAAGATTGCTGATTTAGTCCGCCTTGGCCAAGCCGTTTCAAAAGACGACTGGGACGAGAATACTTTGAAGGCTGCCATCACCGTTCTCGGGGAGTGGTCGCCGATTCCTATTCCAGTGGTTCCGATCAACCGAGCAATCAGCGGAAAGAAAGCGATGGAAGAAGGAAAAACAGAAAATCCGTTGGCTGTTTTTCTTGGATATTCAAACTATTAGAGCTGTCTACATAACGAAGAATTTCTGCCTGACAATAGCTGAAACTTCGGAGTTATAGTGTGACGATCTCAAAGGAACTGAGGGCTACAAGCATCCTGAAAGGAAATGGTGTAAGTACTGAATTTCCTTTCACTTTCAAGGTATTTAACGCCCAGACCGATATTGCCGTTTTCCGCTCGGACAGCGTGGACAGCCTTTCAGAGGAGCAGGTAAGCCGAGACGCTTACGCTGTTACTCTGAACGCTGACCAAGAGAATAATCCCGGAGGCGTGGTTGTATTTTCCGAGGCTCCTAAAAGCGGAACAGTCTTTGTCATTCAATCCTCTATTCCTATTTTGCAAGGAACGTCGATAACAAATCACGATCGTTTTCTGCCGGAAGTTTTAAACGAGGTCCATGACAAACTGACAGCACTTGTGCAACAGCTCGCCTACTTGCTAGGGAGATGTCTTGTCGTACCCTCCACTTCTGAGAAAACCCCTCAAGAGGTGATGACTGACCTTTTGGATGTGGCGGAAAAAGCAGCCGATTATGCTCAACGCGCAGAGACCATCTACAACGAGGTTGTTTCTACCGGCTTATACGTCTCGTCTACCGGCTTATACGTCTCGTCTACCTGGCAGGAAATCCAAGAGACTAAGGCTCAAATCGATATTCATAAAGCGGCTATTGACGCTGCCGTTGCTCGAGCGGAAGTTATTCTCGCCCGCAACGAGGTCATCGGAGCAGAGGTGGATGCTTTAGTTCCGCATCTTCCTGATTTGCAAATCAATCGACAGCACATCGATGATATCCATCGTGTTGGTTCCGACCTAAGAGGGTTTGAGACAGAAACACTTGACCTTGGATCAATTACAGATACAGATATTGACGGCGAGACCAAAGTCGAAGACGGGTATATCAAGAAAGTTGCCGACCATATTGATGACTGTATTCACCCGGTTGGAGACAATATTGAAAAGGTTAAGGCTGTAAACGCAAACCTGACTGATGTAAAGACTGTAGCAGCGGACTTATCCTCTGAACCTAGCAACATAAAAAAAGTCGCACAAGCTACCGACGACATCACTGCGCTTAGCCCTAAGGTTGAGGCAATTCAAACTGTAGCTGAGAACTTAGAAGCGGTGGAAAGTGCGGCCTCTGTTGCAACAAACTTGGAATCTATCAAGCAGACGGTTCTTCAGTCCAATGCTGAAGCTGGCTTCTCTTTCCGATACATGGTCGAGGCCTCCGCTGGAATGACGGTGCCTAAGGAAGCAATATCTCCATCGGTCAACATCAAGGTCGGAGACCACGTTGTAAATCGGATAGGGGATTACTTCGGGATTACGGCCGTTACTGAAACTACGGCAACTCTGTCGCCGAAACAAGGAAGTTTTAAAGGCGAAAAGGGTGATAAAGGAGACGGTATTCAACCTGATGCTGTGGTAGTGGATGCAGAAAGTCTCCCGGCTGAGGGAACTGTTGGTCAGCTTGTCTTAGCCGGAATGAATCTCTATACATGGGTTGCAGCAACCGATACAGAAGAAGCTCACTGGGAAAATATGGGAGAACTAGTCGGGCCGAAGGGAGATACCGGACCGACTCCGGAAATTTCCGTCGAAGCTACGTCGTTATCTGAAGGTGCATCAGCAACCGTTACTAAGACAGGTACATCCGAGGCCCCGGTCTTTACTTTCGGAATTCCCAAGGGGGATACGGGAAGTAAAGGAGATACCGGAACAACACCTGAAATCTCTATCTCGATACAGATGTTGGATGCGAACTCAGAGCCTTCCGTTGAAAAAACCGGAACGGACGAAGCACCGAGTTTCCTTTTAAAAATCCCGCGAGGTTTAACCGGAGCGACAGGCACGATGCCTGACACCGTTGACTTAGGAGGGCTGAGCTAATGCCTCTGAAGATTATTCAGTTTCGCGGAGGAACGGTTGTAGAGCATGAGATGTTCGTCGGCCATGATCGGGAGATCACTGTAAATACAACCAACAATCGAATCCGAGTCCACGATGGTGCGACACCCGGCGGCCACGAGTTGGCAAAGGAGTCGGACGTTCCTACCAATACAAACCAGTTGGAAAACGACGTCTACCGATCAAGCGGAAACCTGACAAAACTTTCTCAGCTAACACCGGATGTCCAGTATCTCAAACAGGCCGAGTTAACCAAGCTCAGTCAGCTTCAAAACGACAAAGGTTATATCGCAGGACACTGTACTTACTGCACACACTGCGGCCACTGTACGCACTGCTCTTAAAGGTAAAGCAAAATGGCAAAAGTAATCCAATGGAAGCATGGCTCAAGTGAAGATAGTGCAGTCTTCACCGGCGCTCTCAAGGAGATCACGATCGACGATGATCTCCACACCATTCGTCTTCATGATGGTGAGACGCCCGGAGGTGCCCTCTTGGCGCGCGTGGCCGAGGTACCGACAAAGTTATCTCAGCTGGTAGACGACTTAAGCGTTTGGCGCTCAGACGAGCTGACCAAACTATCTCAGCTTACAAACGACAAAGGCTTTTGGGCGTCCGGTGCTCTGACAAAAGTCAGCCAGCTGCAAAATGACAGCGGCTTTCTCACCGGGCATTGCACCTACTGCACGCACTGTACATATTGCCAACAGTGCTCCAATTGTCATAACTGTACGACCATAAACTGCACAACTATCAACTGTACGACGGTGAACTGCACGACGATTCAGTGCTCAGTTTATAGCTACTGCACCAAGTGCAACTGCGATTGCACAGACGACAGTTGCTTTGTCTCAGGAAAATTGGAGACAAGCAAGGGCCTAATAGATGTTCACAACATTCTGATCGGAGACGAAATCATTGATTGGTTGGGAAAGCCGGTTAAGGTAGTAGGCGTCAGCCATGGGCACTTAGGCTCTAGACGAGCAATCCAAATGAAGGGCCGCGGAAAGAATCGGGTTACCGACGATCACCCGATGGTGATGTTCAGGACGAAACGCAGAAGTTACAAGCTCTGCGCCTGTATTAACAGTAAGTTTGATCCGAACAAAATCATTCTTGCAGACAACGGAGTCAGAGGCAGGTACTCGGAGGAGCACGACTATTGTGGTTGGTTCATTCCATCGATTGCAATGCCTGCGGATACTCCAACAGTATGTCCGATCGCAGAGAGAGAAGCCATTGTCAAATTCGGGAATGGATATGTCCTTGTTCCCGGGAGACTTTCATGACAACCAGAACAATTTTGTTCCGTGGAGGGACAACGACTGAGCATGAGACCTTTGTCGGAGCCGAACGAGAAATTACAGTCGATACAACCAAAAAGACGCTTGTAGTTCACGATGGAACGACGGGACACCCGGTGGCTAGAAAAAGCGGCTTGCCGACAAAACTCTCTGATTTGACTGAGGGTATAGGGCTGTGGAAGAAAAGCGTTTTGACTAAAGTCAGTCAGCTTACGGACGACGTCGGCTATTGGGCCAATCTGACAAAGGTGAGCCAGTTACAAAACGACCTCAACTGGAAGACGGGACATTGCACTTACTGCACGCATTGTACCTATTGCACCCAGTGCTCTAGATGCAACAACGTTCATTGTTACCAAGTGCAATGCACTCAAGTTCAGTGCGGTCAAGTTAAGTGCAACAAGTGCACGATCACAAGCAACTGCCACGGGCCGAACTGTTCAAACCTAAACAAACCGATTTATACGAACTGCGAATCCAGTAATTGTGACTGCGGGGATGACGGAATGTAGGTCCAGGAGATAAGACATGGGATATAAACGACACGTAGTAACAAGCACCTTACCTTACGATCATTTTTCCATCGCAATAGATGAAACTAGGGCGGCTTTTCGAGTACTGGACAAAAAAATCTTTTTTGAGGTACCGGAAGATACACCGGCTTCTCCGATTGAAGAGCTGACCACAACTCAGAAACTTGGTGAAAGAGGCTACACGGGAAAAGCGAATAGGTTTTATCAAATCAATGGTGAAGACTATTGCATTCTTGCGGAGATTATCATCGATAAAACAGTACCGGAATTCCAAAAACTTTGGGTTCCCGGAGCTCATTTTGTCACTTGGCTGAACAATAACCGACTTCATGCAATCATCAAGGGAGCATTGACCTACTTCGACTGTCGAAACACAGCAGAATACGTTCGGCATGAGGGCGGGATGTGGGCCTTTGATCTTTGGGTTAGAGACCCGAATGCGCCCCTGACAGAATGTGCCCGCTCTATTACGACCACGGAAGACACGACTGTAATTAGCAACCTTGAAGACCTGGGTGAAGTTTGGACAGCCGCCGACGTGATGACCGGGACCACCTCCAAGTGGCTGAATCTTGAGTACAGTCTTACTCCTTCTTCCGAGACGGTGGCGCCGGATGGCTGGGTTGATTTCACACTTACACTTAAGGACGGTAAGACTCACGCAGTCGCAACAGACGTGACATGGGACGGCTACATCGTAGAGGCTGTTGATGGTTACGCACCTCATAAGCGCGTTGCGGTCACAAACGGAGTGGGACATTTCCGAGCCTGCGCCTTAGGTCTTCAGGCCGGTGAAACGATGCGAATCAAGATTAACCATCGGTTTTACACCTCCAGGGCCGAGGCTACGGTTCAGGTGGTCTCTGATGATTAAGTACGTCAACCTCTTGATCGGGAGCGCATGCAACATGAAGTGCAGGTACTGTCTCCAGACCAATGAGAAGTCTCCTGCAGATCACAAGGCCGACCCGGTTGAATTCGCACATAAATTGGCGGATTACCTTAAGGGTGATCGCATAGAGCGGATCGCCTATTGGGGCGGAGAGCCGATGCTCTATTGGGAGAGAATTAAGGCTCTGCATGGTACCCTTAAAAATGAGGGTGCCAGCCCTGAACAGTCCACCGTTACGACAAACGGACGCTCTCTGACTGACGATTACGTCGAGTACGCTAATGCCAATCGGGATATTTTTACCGTGGTCTCTTGGCACGACGGTAACTTTACCGACGAGCAGTTAAGCCGTATTTTTCGATTGAAAGAGTTTTCGATTTCCTTGCTGATTCACCACTATCAAACAGATATGTGGGGTGCGAGAGACCTCTTTTACAGCTTGCAGGAAAAATACGGTCGCTATCCGAAAGTCGCAGTGCACTTCTTACGAGCCAATGACGGGTGCCGCAGTGACTACTACATGACACGAGAGGACGTGGATGCCTTCTGCAAGCACTTGGAAACTGTCATTGAGATGGCACGTATCGGTGACCCATGGGCCGCTTGGCAGTGTTCTCAGCTTCTCTACCATAGAAACAAAGTGAAGTCCCGTGTAGGGCCCATGTGCGTACGAGACGAACTGCTGAGCATTGACCTGCATGGGAACGTCTACGCCTGTCACCACAACTACGACGCATCCAACATCACGGGAAACATCTTTAAGAAGATCATCCCGATCAAAGCCGTTGCTCAGCTTTCGCCGAGACGTTTCTACGCCAGCGTCGAATGTCAAAACTGCGAAGCTTTAGATGAGTGCAGAGGCGGCTGCTACACCTCCAATACCCACGACATCGATTGCTACTTCGCAAAGAAAAGGTTTGCCCTTTACCACGCCATGGAGAAATTATTTCAATGAAGCTTGCTTTACACTGCAAAACCCACGAGGGTAAAAACGAAACTTGGGTCTATGACAATGTTCTAAACGAGATCTACGACGGGGACGGAAAGCTCGTTGACCTGGCCGAGGACGAGAGATTAAAAGCCTATGCCATGCTCAAGGAGCAGGAAGGAAAATCTGGCTACTCTAACTCTAAAAGTAAAGACCTTTGGGACCTGCGCATCCAGTTGGGTCTAAAGTGCAACATGAGCTGTAAGTACTGCGCTCAAAGCGATAGAGAAAATGAACGCTGGGTGTCTTCACCTAAAGACGTTCCCGCATTTATCGAGAAGCTCAGAGCTTCAGGAATAAAAGTTCACGGCGTCATTGAGCTTTGGGGCGGCGAGCCTTTTGTCTATTGGAAAACACTGCAAAAGCTAGTGCCGGAACTGCGAAAACTTTATCCGAAAGTTCGTTTTGCCGTCATTACCAATGGCACGTTAATCGATGAAGAGAAAATCGCTTTTTGTGAAACCTATGGGATAAGCCTGACGTTCTCGCACGATGGACAGGGGTACCGTCTGCGTGGAGTCGACCCGCTGGACGACCCGAAGATGGTAGACATGTGGCGCCTTGCATTTTCTAAACTGCCATGCTCAATCAACTGCGTTTTGTCTCCTGCTAACACCGATGTGGATGCCATTGCCGATTTCTTTAAAGTCAAACTCGGAGATATCCACTTGAACTTTGAAGGCATTATGACGCATGTCGGAGTTCAGGACTCTGAGCTCATGTTCACTGATGAGCAGATGCTCGCACTGCAGAAGAACATCTTTAAGGCTTTAACCCGGGAAGGCTGGGATAAGTTCCCCGCACTTACTGGTGAATGCGATCGTTTGCTGAAAGCCTTAGTCAAAAGAAAGAGACTCGACGAGCGTGCGGTCAAATGCATGATGAATCAGGAAAATAATGCGGCAGTCAACCTCAAAGGAGACTTCCTTTCCTGCCACGATCATTGCACGGAAGAAGGCTGCGTGGGGGATATTCTGTCCCCGGAGAAGGTCGATCTTTCTAAACACTTCAAGCCTTGGAGCACAAGGGAGAAGTGCAGAAAATGTTTAGTCCTTCCAATGTGCAGAGGAGCGTGTCCGCAGATAGAAGGGCTGGCAAGAACCCTTACTTGCAAGAATGAATTCGCCTACCACTTCGCTGTCTTTCAAGCGGTCTTTTGGCTCCTCTTCGGTCTAAGGCTGGAGAGCTATGAGCCCATAGGGGATCCGCATGATTAAACATACAGACCTTATAAACACTCTCATCGCCTGCGTTGGTGGGCTCGGTTTAATCGCTGGGCTTCTTCGCTACGTCGATGACTGGAGAGAACAACGCAAGGAGAAACCGATTGAGTTCTCTGCGCTTGAAGCAATCTGGGAGGCATTGTCTGGAGGCGTGACTGCTATCGGGGTTTTCTGGATCCTCGAAGGCTACGGCGTCAATGAGCTGGCCGCAGTCGGAATCTCTTTCATGGCTGCCTACCTTGGCGTCAGGATCATCGCTTATTACATCAAAAAATTTTTAGACAATAGGCTAGGAGCTAAATCATGAGTGTCTTTTTAAATGAATGGGCAATACGCCTATGCAGGTCAGCGGCTATCGCCATCGCAATCTGCTTCGGCTTTCTTCTAGGGTGGTATTACTGCGAGCGCAACGTGATATTTGACGATATCAAACGAGGAATATGGGCTAACGAGCAAGCCATTCAGAACAATACAAAACTCATTCACGAACTCTATAAGAAGCACGAGGAGGCGGAGCATAAATGAGAAAACAAAATTTAATGCTGTTTCCACCTGAGATCGCCGCCGAGTTTGTAGCTGAACAAGAAGGGTTTGAACCAATGGCCTACAAGTGCCCCACGGGCCATTGGACAATCGGATTCGGCCATGCCCGGAATGTTCACGAGGGTGACATCGTTACTCGGAGAGAAGCCTACGACCTTTTAGATCGAGACCTCCAACGCACCCAGGAGGAGCTTGCAACGCTTATCCATATCGACATCAACGAGAATCAGTTCATTGCCCTAATGAGCTTTGTCTACAACTTCGGTCTGACGAAGTGCCGGACCTACAGGTTATTCGGAATGATTAACCGAGGCGAGTGGGAGAATGTCCGGACGTGGTGGCCGAAGTATTGCAACCCGGATGATCCGGTGGTCACGAAAGGCCTGAGAGATCGGAGGATGAGAGAATTGGATTTATTCTTTTCTTGAAAATTAAAACCGCTCGGTGCGGGAACACTGAGCGGCCTTTAACAATCTTTATGGAGCTTACCCATGAACGAAATTATAACAGTTATAGGCGCCGTTATCGTCGGCTTTGTGGGGGTCTTAGCACCGATGTTGAATAGGGATTTACGACAAAACCGAATGACGTTACTAGAACTTTTTATCGGTTACGCCGTGGCCGTACTGACTGTAATAGTGCTCGTGTTTGTGCTTCTTCGCGGCTGGTATTTATTTGCAATAGAGTTTGGTTATCCAATATTTCCGACATGGCCAAGAAGAACGACATTCGATTGGCTGCTTGACGCAGTTGCAACCACTGTCTCAGTTGCTGTCTATGCCTGCCTTTACGTCCACGAATTCTACGCAAGAACAAACGACTGTAAGTATCTAAGCTCTGAGGCCCGGCATAAGAAATGGACGACGGTAGCGTGGGCCTACGGTGCGGTCGCGTTAATCAGCTTCCTTTATCAACTCTTTAAATATTATCCAAACCCATGGTAAGAATTATCGCGACCGTCCTTGTGGTCGTTTCCGCATACTTCTACGGCTTCCATCAGGGGCAGAACAAGGAGGAACTCAAAAGTGCCCGTGCTCAAATCACAACGCTCAAGAGAACGATTGAGACATACAAGACCAAACAAACTAATGATGCGCTGGCTTTATCTGAGCTTAGGCTTGCTGAGTCTGCTTCTCGTGATGAGCTTGACCGGATGCGCAGCCAGCTCGCAGACATTGAGAGAATGTCCAAAACCAACACCGATAGGGAACGTAATAGATGTCTCCGCTTGGCAGTCAGATACAAAGAGGTTGTCGACCGAGCTGACAGAGCTATTAAATTCTGCGCAGAAAACCACAAGTAAGACAACAAAAAACCTCATTCAACACTGTGGTGTTTGATGAGGTGTTTTAGTTTTAACCACTCCGTAAGCCTTGTGGCTTAAGGGTGTTGGCGCGCCAGGCAGGAATCGAACCCACGACCCCCTGGTTCGTAGCCAGGTACTCTATCCAGCTGAGCTACTGGCGCAACCGAGGAAGCGAACTATAGCAAAATAAAATTCCATGTGCAAGCAGGCTCCAGAAAAATTTTGATAATTTTGCTGTTGGAAAATGTAAAAAGCTTATCTCTTTATTCCTAACTTTCTGAGAATAAAGGAAGAACCTTTTTTTATCCAGTTAACTTTTTCGGTGAGGACAACTGGTTTCTCAATGTAACCGATGTGATTGGTGTTCAACCAGACGTCTAAGAGGCGTTCGGATAAAAAGCCGAAAGCTCGCGCATCATTGACGAAGAAATATCCAGACGCTTCTCGACCTCGAAGAGAACGTTGAAGAGCCAGTCGCAATATTGATTGAAAAGGTCTCTTCTCATAACAAACATATTCAGGATATGTGTCTTTGTTCCTCTCATCAGCTGCTCGAATGCCGGAAGGTATTCCGAATGTTTTTCTGCAAGAACAGCTCTCAGCGTTTCTATGTCTTCGCGATGGTGAGCATGAACATACTGAGACTCAACAGTCTCAATAAAGTAGTTTCGTTTTGGCGGGAGGATCACAGGACTTTCTTTCAGAAATTCACTCCAATCAGAAAGAGAATAGATATCTTTTAGCGGATCCGATGTTTTCTTATTCCCGAAGTAACGTCGGTAATGCGTCAGGCCGACAGCGGTGACGGATTCAGGCAAGTTGTGTCTGGCCCAATAGAGAGCAGTCAACTCGCAGTAGTTGGGATTCTTTTGAGAAATATTGACGCCTTCGTTATCTCTCACTCCGCCCAGGTGTAGATCGGCTCGTTTTTGAGCA